TCCCAGAATCGTCTTGAGCCATTCCAACATTTTTTCCTCCTGTCTCAGCTGTCCTTTTTATCCGGCAAGTCCCGGTAATGCTGCGCGCTATTTGTAGTCCGCCGCGCGAGGCGGTAATTTGGGTATGAAAAAAGCGCCTCCTGCAAGCAGGGACGCTTTAATCAACTATTTCTGGAGCTCCACGGTCTCCTCTGGCGAGCTTTAATCTCAAAGGAGGGTAATTATAAGCCCCAAGCCTTAAAACGCGATACGGGTCAATTATGGGCTTTCTGGGGTACGTCCTCTGGAGAGCCCTCAACTACCTCGAAAACATGAGGCGGGAATAAATACGACTCGTCAAGCTCGGTCATGATTCGGTACCAGCCCTTTTCAATAGACAGGACCTCATGGACAGAGTCCTTCGGAATGGCCACTAAATCAGGCCCTATATATTTTACCTTCATTCCAGCCACTCCTTTACAAAAAACTCAACCTTGCCAATGCCGGAACACTGAGACCAATGCACTTCCGCGCGCCGGTCTCCGTCAGGCGTCGCTAAAACGCCATAACCCTTTGCGTGCTGCCAGTCTTTCGCTGCCCCGCCGTAGCGGGCCGCGTACTTCTCAGCTTTTTTATAAACGGTACGGCTACCTTTACCTGCAAAAACTTCGACGTCTTGAATCTTAGTACCTTCGGCAAAGTGAAATATCTCGCCTGTTTCAAGGTCCAGAACGTCGTAGTTTTTAGCCTTGGCCCCTACGGACCTCCCTATGATTATATCGCGCTGTTTTTCGTTTGTAAACGGGCTTTTCGCGTTTTTAGTAGAAACGCCCGCTTGCTTGGCCCATTCTTCATAGGTCATATTCCCCGGCACCTTGTAGGTCTTGCCGTCGGCGCCTCTCGCGAAGCGCTCTCCGAGGCCTTCCATATCCGGGAAGTAGGGCGCGGTCGTGCCTCTGCACCAGGGGTGAAAAGGCGGCGCCGTGACGCCGGTCTCGTATTCGCTCATCTTGTAGACCTTGCCGTCAAGCTGCCCGCACAAAGGGCAGGTCTCGCCGTCAAGAGTCTCGACAATGATATACTGGTCGACGCCAAGGTCCTTAAAGCAGTCCTTCCGGGCCTCGTTCGCAAAGGCCGCGCTCTCGGTCATCACCAGGCGCCCGGCCTGCCTCTTCGACACGCCGAAGCGGTCGGAGATAGCTTTGATAGCCTTGTCCGGCGCCGCGCCTCGCATTATCATCTGCGTAAGCTGCGTGTTGACCGTGTTGACGAGGCTTTGCTTGTTGGCCCATATCCGGTCGGAGAACGTTTGACCGTCCAGGGTCCACGGCCGCGAGAGGACTTTCCTTATCTGAGTATCAGTCAGCCCGTGGAGCGACCAGCCGACCCCTACGCCCTTTTGAAGCTCGAAGGCGGTATGATAATAGCCTCTCTCGTAAAGCTCGCCCAGGGACGAATTAAGGGCCTCTGACTGAGCCCCATGAAGGGCCTCGGCCTGCTGCTGGAGCTGCAGCTTGATACTGTCAAGCCTCGACACGTGAACGCGGGCGGAGGCGTTTTCGAGCTGCCGGAGCCACGCTTGAGAGACGGCGTTCTCTTGGCCGTATTTTATGTATTCTTCAACGGTCCACCTGAATTCGTCAAGCTCTCGCGTGGTCAGCAGCCTTCGTGCCTCGGCG